TATTATCTGCTTTTACATAATCTTCTGGATCAATAATAAAACATTGATGATCTGTCATTGAAAGATTACGACAAGGATAATATTTTTCTTTTCCTCGGATATTCAATAATAAACCACAAGACTCTTTAGGGTCTTGGTCTTTCGCATGAACAAGTGCTTCTTCTTTCCAATTCATGCTATAAACGTGCCAATCGAAGGAAACTCTGTTCGAGTGCATTGTCTTTTAGGAGCACGAATACCAGCAAGATCAAAAACAGCAGCTAACTCAAATTGTACAACAGTTCTATTTTCTGCTGATTTTCTATCTATTTTATAAATTTCTTGAGGAAACTCTGCTGTAGGATCTGGTGTTCCAAATGGATTTACCTGTTGAGATGTTGTCGTTGTTATTTCTTGAGTCGTTGTATTCGGGTCGTTCATTGTAATCGTATTTCCCATATTATTTCCATGGCTTGTGCAGTAGTATCTTAAATCGTTTGGTGCGGAAGGATATGCTGGTTGATAAGTAACTGTAGCATCTGTTCCAAGAGTTCCAGTATTGGTTGTTGTTTGTTGTCCTCCAGCATCAGATGTGATTCTTAAAGGGTGTCCAACATTTGAGCTATGAGATTGATTAAATATATATGTTGAACCACGCTTCATTGTTATAACAGGTTTTTGAACTCCATTTATTGCAAAAACATTATTACCTCCACTATCTTGCACAACTGTCACTGTATAAGTCACAGATTCAGCGTCAGCAGGGTCAGCAATAGTTGTTGTAGTCGTGGTACTGGTTGTAGTTGTAGGAAAATTAACAGCATCAAGATAACGTGCCAAAGTTCTAATTCTGGTCACAGTAGCCCCTGTCAAATCATTTCCTGTTGTTACCTGATTAACATTTAACAAGATAGCTGTAATAGTTCCAAGAGCATTACTGACTGTCAAAGTAGGTCTGGGAAGTTGACCTTTCTTAAAAGCAAAACCTTCTGCTTGTATTGGCATTTTTAAATATTGATTACCAGCCCAAATAATATCTCCATTAGCATTTAAACTTGTTCCATTATGGAATCTATAAGTTTGTGCAGAACCATGCAAAGTTGCATCAGTTGTTAATGTAAATAATTCAATTATTGCTGAAGGATTGATCTTTTGTAGATCAGTGATAATCGGAGCAGTGCTCATGGTTCAAATACTTCTCTAAATGTTGTTTGAATCGTTGCCCTATTGTTATATGGTATAGATTTAGACCAATTTTCGCAAACAAATTTTTGTGCAGCAGCTTCTCCAGGTGCAGTAAAATCAAAGCTGGCACTGTCGTTTGCACGGGCATCAAGGAAGGTTTCTATTTCATCTGCTTCTACTTCAGAAACTTCAAATGTAAAGTTATAAGTTTTTGGATTTTGGTGTTCTGCTAATCCAAATAATATTCTATGCTCAAAACCATCAGCAAAACGAACTGTTCTAGTTAAAGGAGCAGATTTTTTTTGCTGGCCATAAATAGGCTTGATCGAGGGAAACGTAGCCATTATGCAAGTAATCCTCCTGGTCTTTGTTGCTGTATTATTTCAGATTGTACTGCAACTGATATAAGACGGCCAAGCTCTCTTCCATCTCTTTCGCTTCCTTCAACAGAAGAACCAGAAGCATCTACATTTACTACAATACTTGTTGAACCTCCCATATCTGAATTAGGAACTATTCTTCCTCCTGTATTTGGAACGAACATCTCGGGCCCACGTTCTCCAACCATATAACTTTTTCCTGTACTAACAGGGCCACCATTTGCTCTGAAAAACTGTGAATTAGGAAATAAACTACCTAAGAGAGCATTAACACCAAAGCTAATTAATTGTCTGGATATTTCACTAAATACGCTACGAGCAACATCTCCTAAAGTTTTTGTTCCATCTATAGCACCTTGAATAGCATCTACCAATCCACTTTCTATGGTATCTCCAATACTACTGTATAAATCTCTTACTTTTTCTGCATTTTCAACAAGTCGTTTTGCCTCTGTATTTTCATCAATAAGTTGTTTTATATTTATTTCTCCATTTTCTATTTTCTTCAATTCTGCTTCTGAAGCAGATTCTTTAAATTCTGCAATTTGTTTTTCTAATTCTGCCTGTTCAAATCCTACTTCTAATATTCTTTCGTAGTGCTCTGTTTGTTTTACAAGTTTTTCTAACTTAGTTTTTTCTAAATTAATATCAAAAGGATCTCCACTCCCATCTCCATTTGTGGTTGGTGGATTTCCTAAAAATTCTGGCAACTTTTCCTTTATTATTTCTTTAGAGCCTACAGTTAATCTTCTAAAAAATTCTGCTCTTTTTTCCGTATTACTAAGAACAGTTCCAGGAATAGGAATACCGCCAACTTTAGTTGATAAGTCTCTTAATATTTTTCCTTCTAATTCGCTAAAGGCTTTTGGATCTAATTCATCGGCTTTCTTTCTAATTCGCACTGAATCTAAAGAGTTTACAAATTTAGTAGCTAATTGTATTAGTGTTACAGCTACAGGAACTAAATCTGCCTGTAGTTTTAATACTAATTTTGCTACTTCATCATCTAGCTCATCAAATGCTGTATCTAGTTTTTTCAAATTATCTACACCTAATGTTCCTATTGTTGCTGCAAATTCTTTTTGCACTAATTCTAGTGCTTCAGTTTTTCTTCCTGCCTTAATTAATGCTTCTATCTGTCTTTCTGTAGATTCGCTTACCTGAAATCCTGCGTCTTTTAACTTTTGTAAGCCCTCTGTTGGATCTTTTAACGCATTTCCTACCTCTCTTGCACTATTGGCAAATTGTGTTGCTGAAGATGCTAAAGCTGTGGCAGCAATAGATCCTGCAAATCCACCGCCAGGACTTGCTGCCTCTCCTAACGCACCACCAATTAAACCAGGTATGGCTTGTGTTAAACCTCCACCAAATAATAAGGGAAAACCACCACCAATAGCAGCACTTTTAATAACACTACCAAAACGCTTACTTGCCATCTTCTGTTGCATTTCTCTTTCTCTTTTCAGCTTCTTCTCTTCTGCTAATCTTTCTTTTGCTAAACGTAAGTTTTCAGCATCTTTTAAATTTAATAACTGTGCTTCATTTACTAAATTTTTTGCAGTTCTGAACTTTCCTTTCGCTACTAAATCTTCAGCTTGCCTTAACTTAGCTCGTCTTTTATCTGTATTTAAACCGAATCTATCCAGTTCATTTAATTTATTTCTAGTGGTTTCAATAGATTTTAATACTGTTAGCTCTCTACCTCTTTTAAATATTGGATCTTTTTCGTTTTTTCTCTTGGCTTCTTTCGTAAACCTTTCTAATTTTTTCTTTAACGTGTTAAGTTCTTGCTCAAAATTCTGAGCATTTAGCTTTATATTTACTTCGTAAATTGCGTCGGCCATTTAACGTGCTCGTTTTGTTTGTGCTTCTTTTCTTATTTTGTCATATTCTGCCTTTTCTCGCTCACTTTTTATTTCTAAATACGAACTCCAATAAATTAATTCCTCGTGAGTTACCTTTTCTCTAAACTCTTGGATCGTATAACCTAGCTTTTCACACAAGAAAAACTGTAGATATAAATAATTATCTTCACTCAGATGTGCTTTTTGAGTTTACGGTATCTACCTCCTCCGCAGCACCTTGAATTTTAAACATAATATCTGTCAAAACTGTTAAAGGTATTTCTCGTCTTAGGCTGGCACGATCAGCTTCGGTAAATAACTTATTACCTTCTTTATCCTCCGCTTTATTTATAAGAACTTGTAAAGCATATTCTAGGTTATCAGTTTCATTTGCTTTGTTCATTGCATGGAGAGTCTTATAAATAGTGTCTCTATCTGCAATAGTTAGTGGCTTCCAATATATTTCTAGGATTACCACTCCTTCTTTTTTAATAATGTAACGGCTTACGTTGTCAACGCAAAATGCTTCTTTTAGCTTATCAATAGCTCTTTTGTCAGCCATAAATTAATTTTTCTGTACTACTATAATATAGCTTAATATGTTTACTTTGTCTTGAATCCAGCCGATTGAAAACCCATATTTATGTCATTATTTACAAATCCATCATGTGCTAAATACACTTTTATCCAGTTGGGGTTTTGATCTCTTGAAGTTAGTGTATGACCTTTTCTTCCCTTTGTACCTCTTTTATGTTGCTCATAAGTTACAGGATTTCCTGCTGTATCAGGCATGGTTGCCCCCGGTCTGTTTATTGCAAATCCAGCGTATGATGCTTTGTTTCCTATATAAATAATATTACTTAAAGAAGTTTTTATAACACTTGGTCTACCTGGTACCCTACCCGTTTGAACAGGATAGAAGGTCTGGTCCATAGGTATTCCACCATCTCCACCAGAAACTCTTTGAGCCTTACTTCCTGGAGGGTTACAATCCACAGCATTATTGTTAGGGCGATCATTAAATTGACTGGGTAATTGTTTATCTCTATCTTCCTTAAATCTTGAAGAATCTGTAGGTTGTACTGGACTTGTTGATACAACCCAACTTTGGGCAAAGTGTCCTGTCCACCACGGGCCAGCACTTTGTAAACCAAATATCATGTGCGATGCGGATTCAGCTAAAGCTGTTTCTACTTTTTCCTTTATATCGTCAGGTAATTGGGTTATGGGTCGTACTTTTTTAGCCATTTGCACTAAAATTACAGCTTACTACACTTAAAAAGTGACTATCAGCTTCAGTTATAACAGATGTTGGACCTACTATCTGACTAACTCTTGGGGTTACTGAAAATGTATCAGTATAATCGGAGGCATTAACAGAAGTAAGACCTGTAATTACCGATTCTGATATTGCAGATGCCACAGCAGATCCTTTATGGGGAGGAGTCATTACACCACATCTAACTGAACCTTGATAATAAGTTTGGGCTGCTCCCTGTGGTTGTGCGGTGGCTTGAGTAAAGTTGATATTTACCATTACATATTTTTTATTTTTTCCTGGAGTCGTAAAAGGCATATTATCAAATACAACTGTAACTGTATTATCAGCATTGGTTACTGCTGTTTTTATAGCTGTTTCTATCGCTGCTCTGGCATTTACTAATGTCATTAGAATACAATCCTTAAACGAAATAAATACTCTTGACCACCTTTTAATGTTCTAATATCCATTATTTTAGCAAATCTGGTCGAACCAGAAAAAGTAAGTGATATTTCATCTTGCAAAACAGGTTGACTGTCACCTATTTGGTCTGGAGTGATGTATAACCTAGCAGTATTTTCTTGAAAACCGCTTTCCTCATCTGAATCTATAAATTCTATAGGTGCTTTTATGTTATAACTTACATCAGTGGTAGTTACTGCTCCCGTAGATGAGTTGTAAACAGGGGCAGTTTTTCGGATATAAGTTATATCTGTATCTAACGAGTTACCTAAATCTGCTACTACTTTTTTAGCAACTTCTTTAAATAATGAGTCTAATTGACCTGCCATTATCCTCTTACCACCCTAAGTTGGAAACTACCTGCTCCACCAAGAACATAAGCTCCTAAGTAACTTTGTAACCACGGATATACGTCAAATACATTATTAACAGAACCCGTTCCCTGACTTTTAGTATTGTATTTAACTTCAATGTCTCCTAATTTTACTTGTTCAAAATTACCATCAGTTCCACTGCTGCCAATAATTGCATCAGTATCATTTGCCAAGGCAAAAGCTAATTCATATTGTGCGTATTTAATATTTTGAGGGATCAAAGTACAAGCCAGCTCAACTCCATCAACCTGATAATTGGTTCGTGGGAACTTTAGAGCCTGGTCGTCATCACATCTGTCTCCGTAGTAAAC